GCCATCATGCGGCCTCGCTTTCGTTAGTTACTTCCCACGCGATCAGCTCAGCGGCTAACCACACCATATCGTTACGGAATGTCACACCGTCACCAATGTTAGCGGTGATCTGTGGCAAAGTATCTTGCCCCGTGCTCTCCATATAATCGCCAATGATTGCGTGGATGTCGTCGGCGTACTCGTTATATATGCGGCTGGTGTCGCTGTAATAAATAAGCGTCCCCGCTACACCGCTAACGCACCCGTGCTCGCTAATCTCTTTCAGTTCCTCGGCTTCGTATGTGTCCAACATGTATTTTTTAAATGCATTCATTTTGTAACCCCTAAATAAATAAAGATAATAACTGCTGCTAATCCCATATAGCCCGCCAGTTGTTGAAGTCCCGCATAAGTATCTAACATGATTAAACCCCTTTCCTAAACACTAAACAAAAGGCGCCCCGTACTGAGTGCACCAAGTAACCGCGCTCATTGCTTAACACGGTTAAAGCTTTCAATACTTGCTTACGTGTTGGCGCTTCGATCGTGGCTAACACTTCACGGCTGTTATAGTCTAGTACTCTCATTAGTAAACCTTTCTAAGCGGGCGATATTCAACCCCGTAAGCGTTGTTAATGAATACCTCATTCCATTGCACCAAGTTACCATTAAGGCTCAACCAACTATTTAGGCCTTCTAAAGTTTTGAACGTTTTAATTTTCCACATAATTAAACCCCTTTAGCTATTCCGTAAATGATAAGTACTGCACCCGCTAAACATAAAGCTTCAAAAGCGTATATGATCCACATAATTAAACCCCTTATTTATTGCACATTGTGCGAAGTGCTTAGTGCATGAGTGATACTATACACAATGTGTAGTTACCTTGTCAAGCATTATTTTGCTACATTGTGTAAATATTTTTACTATTTTAACTCACATTATGCGTTTTTACCTCTATTTACCTCGGTTTACCTTTTTGTCGAAGGGTGCGAGGTGGATTAAAGGTAGAATGTAACTGATTGATTATATGTGCTAATTTTGCTAAATACCTCGCACCTTGCAAAAAAACGCATTTTCTCTATCCCCCGCGCCCGCTCGCACCTCCCCTCGCGCGTTCTACTCTCTCTCTCTCTCTCTCTCTCTTTAAGAAAGTAAGAGGTATTAAGGTAAATAAGGGTAACGCCCCATTGTGGCTGGCACCTTGATGGCTCGAAGTTTATACCTCTTAGGGTGAATGAGGTAAATGATTTGCGGTTAACATCTGCTTAAAAAAGAGGCAAACTCTTGATTTACGACCTCCCCTCTCGCCCTAATCCCGCACTGCGCAAGGGTTTCAGCGATAGCAACCACTAACATGAAGTGACTACTAACCTGTGGATAACTTTTGTTCTGTTGTACACATTGTAGCTGTTTGCCTATTTTTTAAGCAAAAGTTGCCTATTTTTTAAGCAGATGTTAAGTGTTACCTGTGGATAACCTGTGGATAAGTCTAACCCTATTACGCTGTAAGCCAAGCGTAGCAAGGGTCTCAAGGGGTCAGCTTACCTGTGGATAAGTTTATACCCGCCGCCCCCTGGTTAGCGTGAAGCCAAGCGGGGCGCGGGTCTCAGGGCGATTAGCGCGCGATCAGTTTCAATAAATAACTCTGGGGCCACCCGCCCTCCCCCACGGACGGGGTGCTTCAAATTTGCGCCCATCGTCCCAAACTGCGCGTCAGGCAAAGGTTTAAACACATTGTGTATTCTGTAACTACCCGTAACTACCCGTAACGTACCGTCACCCCCTGCCCCACCAGCGCACAATCTCGTAACTACTTGACACCATCGTCACCAAAGCACATCATTGTGGTTATGAGCCTCTCAGCCCAACAATTACTAATGCAAATCAGTGATGACCGCGCCTTAGGTGCAGCATTACTCTTTCCGCATCGACACCGCCAAGCCTCGCCTGACTTCCACTACAAAGTCATGGATATGTGGCGTTCAGCCGATCAATTCGTCAGTATTGAAGCGTTCCGTCAAGGGGCTAAAACAACCATCTCTGAGGAGTTTTTATTGCTCGAAGGGTTATTTGTTAACTTTAAGTACTGCTTAATCTTTGGTGAGACGTACACAAAGGCTTGTCAGCGTATCGAGGCCATGAAGCATGAGCTGAATACCAATATGCGGATTTATGAGCTATTCGGTAAGATGAAAGGTGATAAGTGGTCCGAGAATAAAATCATTCTAAGCAACGGTGTGGCTATCGAAGCGCACGGCTGGGACGAGGAAATTCGCGGTTACTTGCATCAAGCTAATCGTCCTGATCGCGCTTACCTCGATGACATCGAGACTGAGGAGCGCGTGCGTAATTCGGACGAGGTTGATAAGAATTGGAAGAAGCTCCACAAGCAATTGATGCCAGCAATGGACAAAGAGTTTGGCAAAATACGGATGACTGGTACGCCACTCGCTGACGACTGCATGATCCGTCGTGCTGCTAACTCACCGCACTGGACGCACGGACATTTCCCAATCTGTGACCGAGATATTGATGACCCTCAAGCACAATCGTTGTGGGATACGCGCTATCCGATGGAGTGGATACGCAACTTGCGCGATCAGATGTCGTCCGAAGGGATGCTTCGAGAGTTTATGCAGGAGTACATGCTGGTGCCAACTGGTGCTCATGGTAAACCGTTCGATGAAACGATGCTACGCTTCCAAGATGTCGCACCAACTATGTATGCGCCTAAGATCGTTATCATGGACCCAGCCCGTACCGTTGAGGTGAAGAAGTCTGACCAAACAGGTCACGTCACTGTGTCGCGTGTCGGTACCCGCATTTACGTCCACCAATCAGGTGGCGAGTATTGGCAACCTGACGAGATAATCAATGGGGCGTTCGCCATGAGCAAACGTCACGACGACGCCGAGGTAGCCATTGAAAAGAACTCACTAGATGACTGGCTACTCCAACCGATGCGAGCTGAGATGCTTAAAACAGGTAAGTCATTGAAATTACGAACACTTAATGCCCCGCAAGACCGAGATAAAGCCGCTTTCATTATGGGCTTGCGTCCGTTCTTTTTAGCAGGGGACATCATTCTCGTTGGTGGCCGTGCAGCGCATCAACAACTCGTCAGTCAAATCGTCAACTTCCCTTCAGGCAAACGCGACGTGCTTAATGCCCTAGCGTATGCCTTAAAAGTGTTCAGCGGTGTGCCAATCTACGGTGACTTCGGTGAGGCAAACCTTACCCAGCTAACCGAGGTGTCACGCAATACCCAGCTCTTGCTCGGTGTGAACGCCACATCGACTGAGACAACTGGCGTGCTTTGTGCGCTTGATGGTCAGCATTTAACCGTCATTGCCGACTGGGTAAGCCCACTGATGCCAAACGACGCTATCCCTGACATCGCATTATTACTGCGAGCCATGTACCCAAACAAAAAAGTGACCGCATGGGTCCCCGCTGATGTGTTCGACCAGGTGGGACGCAATCCGCTAGTCACAGCATTACGTGCCGCTAAAATCCCAGTCAATCGGGCTGAGAACGCAGTCATGGCAAGGGGTTCGTTGTCACCAATGATACGCACTGAGAAAACTAATAAGCGACTCTTGCGCGTCGATGACAATGCGCGTAATGTGATGCAAGCGATGGCACAAGGATACAACTGGGCATTGAAGCCAAATGGCGATAGATCGGGTGAACCTGAGCGCGGTACGGCAAGAACTTTAATTGAATCATTAGAGTGTTTGACTTATGCTATCAATAAGGTTAATAATGATACAATCCAATATAAAACTAACGCACATAATGCGTTAGGTACACCCTACATATCAGCATTATCGAGGTAATGATGGCAAAACAGTCCGACAAAAAGCCTAAAGAAGCCATTGAAAATTGGGCTGAAAAAATCGAGTCCGATATTTATCAAGATTGTGCGGGCAAATATGCCGATATTGAAAAAGCTTTTAAAAACCGTGAAGAAGCTGACGAGGCAATTCAAGAGTATTGGCATATCTATAATGCTGACCCTGATGATAACCAAGCCTACCAAGGTAATTCAAAGTGTTATGTTCCTGTGGTTCGTGATGCTATCACTGCCCGCGCTAAACGATCTCTTAAACAGTTATTCCCGAATAAATATCAACACGTGGACGCCGTAGGTACGGACAGTCAAAAGCCTATGGCTCAGCTATCATTGCTTGAGCACTACATTCGTTCTACCAAACTCAAATCCGTTGTACGTTCAATGCTGGTCGCAGGTGATGTGACTGGTCAATGGAATTTATATGTGGACTGGATGCGCGATGTGCGCTCAGTCACAAACATGATCCGTAAAAATCCAGTGATGGAAACGGCTGAAGGTCAGCAAGTAGAATTGCTAGACCAAGACGACGAGATTGAAGAATTTAGAAATGATGAAGTGGTTGAAGAAGGCCCGATCATTACGGACTTCGCAACTGAGGATATGATCGTTATCCCACCAACCGTCAACAACATTGAAAAAGCTGACATCACTGCAATCAAACTTCGCATGAGTAAAGCGCAAGTTAAAAAGATGGTCGACGATGGCATCTTTATCTTGCCTGAAGATAGCGAGATTGGTGAGTGGGTCAGCAGTCACAAAGGCCGTGAGAAGCGCGTACCTGAGAAAAAACGTACAAGCGACGCTGGCATCAAAACAGAAGGCACGCTCAAGTACGCATTGATCTACGAAGCTCACATGATGCTTGAGTTTGAAGAAGGTCAGAAGTCATTAGCGTATGTTTACTACGCTGGTGAGAATGATGTGGTCGGCATTATCAAAGCGCCACAATGGAATCAAAAACGTCCAATTATTTCAGCGCCAGTCGAACGTATCAGCGGTTCATTCAACGGCATTTCTAAAGTTGAAGCTGTGAAATGGTTGCAATGGAATCTCAATGACTTCTTTAACATGGGTCAAGACTCCGCAATGTATTCATTGCTACCAATCGTAATGACTGATCCTGAAAAGAACCCTAACTACGCCATGATGGTATTTGGTTTAGCGGCAGTGTGGCCAGTTGATCCTAACTCAACGCACTTCCAAAGCTTCCCACAACTGTGGAAAGACTCTATCCAAATGTGTCAATCAATCAAATCTCAAATCCATGAGTCATTGGATGTAAACGAGATGATGATGGGTAAGACTGGTAGTGGCCGTAAAAACAATGCAGCCGTTGGTGCTCAGATGCAAGAGTCGTCAGTATCCATTGTCGACCACGCTGAACGCTTTGAGGAGGAAATTCTCAATCCATTGATGGAGCGTTTCTTTGAGTACGACTGCCAATTCCGAGATAAAGAATTGACTGTGATCTCAATGGGTGAGATTGGTGTTGAAGCGCAAATGCAACAGATCCCAATTCAACAATGGGGGCAACGCTACTTTTTCCAATGGACTGGCACCGACTTTGTGATGAACATGCAACGTATGCAACAACAAATTGCTACGATGAACGTGTTGCGTGGCATCCCACCACAACAATTGAATGGTCGCAAACTAGACATTACGCCAGTGCTTGAAATACTGGTACAAAACGTATTTGGTAACGAACTTAGCAATCGCATCTTAATTGACGAACGCAATAAGTTTACTGTAAGCCCTGAGATCGAAGATGAAATGATGGTCAACTTTATCGCAGTGGACACCCATGACGCCGATGACGATGTAGAGCACTTGCAAAAACATCAATTGGCAGCTCAAATATCAGGCGACCCAAGCGGTATATTCCGTGGCCACATACAGAAGCACATGGAACAATTACAACGTAAACGTCAGATGGCGATGGCTGCTCAACAACCTCAAGGTATGCCAGGTATTCCTGGCGGTGCTGGACCAGGTGTTGCGGGTACTCCACGTATGGGTGCTCAACCACAGCAACCTCGTCCTGGCCAAAACCCACCTGGTGCGATCCCACAAGACAATATGATCGGTGCGCCAGCTAGGTAACTTGAGAGCTTAAATTATGACTGCCCCAATTGAATATAATGTCCCGATAACGCCTGATACCGCAGTTAAGATGGCGTTGAGCATGACGACGCAAACGCTTTATTACGTAGACAACAACGGTAATGTTCAGATTTTAGCAAGTGTGGCTGCCAATGGTGGTAACTTTACTAACGTCAACATCACTGGCGGTACTATTCAAGGTGTTGCTTTAACCATTGATAGCTTAGACTCAACTCCAGTTGGTGCAAATACTCCATCAACTGGTCGGTTTACTACGCTTACTAGCACAGGTTTAGCAAGCTTTAATAGCTTGTCTACAGCTAATGCTACTATCACTGGCGGTTCAATCACTGGCGTGTCACTTACCCTCGATAGCTTAGACAATACACCTATCGGTGCAGCAACACCATCCACTGGGAAATTCACAACATTACAAGCAAGCGGTGTGATCACCAGCACACTCGCTACAGGCACAGCCCCATTTAGTATTACCAGTACAACAGTTGTCCCAAATTTGAACGTGTCACAATTGTTGGGTAATACTTGGGCTGTACCAGGCACAATCGGTAGTACGACACCTAATAGCGGTGCGTTTACCACAATATCTACAAATACAGTAACGAGTGTTACGCCAGTACTAGGGTTCAATGCCGCTAATACAAGTTATGCGTCAGGTTCAACGGTCGCTAATAATTATTTGCAAACTGTATTGCAAAATAAATCGGGTACAACTGGAGCATCAACTAACTATGTGTTGAGTAATGACCTAGGTACTGATTCAAGCTACTACGGTGAGTTTGGGATGAATAGCTCAGTGTTCTCAAGTGGGACACCAAGCGACTTTTTCTCAATCAACAATGGTGTGTACTTCTCAGGCCACGATGGTGACATAACTTTTGGTTCAGGTAACGGCTATAAGTCATACTTTGCTTGGGGTGCCACTGGCGCTTCAGCTCACGTTATTAATACGTCAGGTGCGATTGGTCTATCAACTAACTTAGGTACTACACCTGCATTGTCAGGCACAACTGGGTTTGGTACTGCTGGTCAGGTAATGATTAGTAACGGGCCAAGTGCCGCAAATACTTGGTCGTCTACTCCAACATTAGTCGGTACAAACTTTACAGGTATTCCTAACGGTGCATTGACTAATAGCTCAATTACTTTTGGTGCAACGGCAGCGGCTTTGGGCTCAACTGTAAGTGCGCTTAATGCTGTAAGTATTGGTGCAACAACCGCAAGCACTGGGGCGTTCACTACGCTTAGCGCATCAAGCACAGTCTCAGGTGTGGGTTTCAGTAACTACCTAGCTGCACCACCTGCTATTGGATCAACAACAGCAAATACAGGCGCATTTACAACTTTATCAGCTACTTCACTTACCAATACAGGTAATGATTCAGCTCTTGCATTTATTCCAACAGGTGCAACTGCACCTACTAATGGTTTCTATTTACCTGCAACTAATACATTAGGTTTTTCTACAAATACTACAGAACGTATGCGTATTAACTCTTCTGGTAACGTAGGGATAGGCACAAACAATCCATTTTGTAAGTTAAATGTAAGTGATGGTACAGTAAGTGTGGCTACAGGATACCCAGCAGGCACAGTTGCATATAATGGCACCATATCAAATCATCCATATCAATTTATTACTAATAATTCTGTAGTTGGTACATATACTACAGCAGGTGGATTTATAACTGGTGGTAGTAATACTTCTATTCCTTCACCTTTAGCTAATAATGGGATTTATGCATTAGGAGCAATTGGTTCTCAAACAGGATACCAAACAAAAGCTGGCGCATCCGCTTCTGGATTTAATGGAAATTTATTTAATTTTGTATGGAGTTCTCCAAGCTTTCAATTATGGGTTGATTCAACTAATTTAGGAAACATCTCATATACTTCAGATTATCGTACAAAAATAAATATTGAAACTCAAACAGCTTCCGCAATTGAGCGTATTGCACAAATAAGACCTGTTACCTTTGAACGTGGGGATTACAAAGATTTATTTGTAGCAGATGGGGTTATGCGTGAAGGTTTTATTGCACATGAATTATCAGAAGTTATACCGAGTGCTGTAGAAGGTGAAAAAGATGCTGAAAACCAAATACAATCACTCAACCTAGATGCGCTATGTTCAGTAATGGTTAAAGCCATCCAAGAACTCAAAGCCATCGTAGACGCACAAGCAGAACGTATTGCAACATTGGAAGCTAAATAATGGTGTATTTTTGACAGAATTACGATAATATATAATGACCAACCCGTAACTTAACTAAAGAAGGATGACTAAAATGATTTTTAATGTGACTACCGAAGAAGCAAATATATTAATCGCTGGCTTGGCTGAATTGCCATTTAAAACGGCAGCAGGTTTGATTAGTAAGCTTCAATTTCAAGCGCAACCTCAATTAGCTGAAGAAGCTGCTGTAACTGAGGCTGCACCAGTACAAACTGCTGAACCAGCCAATGCTGAGCAAGCTCCAACTCAAGGTGAATAAAATGGTTACTTTTGCTGAATTACAACAAATCGCTTCTGATGTCGGTCACGACATTGATAGCGAAGTAGTACAATTTTTAAATGCTGCTGAAGCATTATTTGCTTCACGTAAAGACGTGGCAGTCGATCCATTCAAAAAAGGTTTTGGTCAAAATGATCCAGTAAACCCAGTGGATGGTACGCCTCCTTCAGCTTTACCTGCTGGTGCTGACACAAGCACTACTACAGGTGGCTTTGGTGGTAACGACCCAATCTCACCAGCACTTGCAACGTTAGCTAATACAACTCCAGCTCAAACTGCGGTTGATGCTGCACCTGCTGAGACTGCACCTGCTGAACCACCAGTTGAGACTGCACCTGCTGAACCACCAGTTGAGACAGTTGAACCACCAGTTGAGACAGTTGAAGCTCCAGTTGAAACTGCACCTGCTGAACCACCAGTTGAGATAGTTGAAGCTCCAGTTGAGACAGTTGAAGCTCCAGTTGAAACTGGTACAGTGGTGGATACTAATACATGAGATTAGTAGATGTAGACGAACCAATCATTGCTCGTGCATTTAGCTTTTTTTGGTTCAAACGTATTTATTTAGGTATAAGGTTTAAGCGATTGTCACCGATGCAACAAACGGGGGCAGTCGCACATGAAGAAGGTCATTGTGAGTTACATCACTCTGAGAAAAGAATAGCATTATTATTCTTAATCGCTTGGTGGAACCCATGGTGGTTTTTACGTATTTGTCGGAACCATGAGTTA